CACTGAGGTATCAACTAGAGTAGTTTTAAACTGTGAACATTATGAGACAGTGTTACTTTCATATTTTTTTCAAAAAATAATGAAATCATTATCTTCATTTTCAACTCATTCTAAATTCAATATTGAAGGTGAGTTCAATGGTAAAAAATCATTTAATTTAATAAATAAACTCTATGAATATGACTACATTGTTGATGCTGACTGGGCTGCATTTGATTCTTCAATGGATACTAATGAAATAATTGCATCTGCTGCAATTATGTTTTCGAATTGCGTTAATACTAAGGAAGATATGAGAGCGATATTTCATGTTATTTCTTCATTAGTTACCAAATACGTTGCAGTTCCCCCTGGTGTGGTTGTTGAACTTAATAGAGGAATGCCCTCTGGACATGCTGGTGGAACTGCAATAAATTGTTTTGTGAATATTCTAAGATGGTCAAGAATTGGTTATAAACTTTTTGGTGATGATTTTCCTAAATTTATGGATATACACGTTTATGGTGATGATGCTTTGGTATTTTTCAAAGCTCATGAAAGAATTAAAGATATCGATAACGTTATAAATTCACTGAATTTCAAATCTGATCCAATATTCCCAAATATCTACCCATGCAAAGAATATTTAGCTGGTAAAGATGAAGGTCCTGATTTTCTAAAAAGAAGATTTTCAATAAAAGGTATTACATGGAATAAAGTTAAAATGTTTGATAGAATGATATATCAACAAAAGAAAAGAACTATTGACGAGCAATTTGAATTAGTATTAAGTTATATAATGAGTGCTCCATCTGATGGTTCTGTAAATACTTTTCTATCAGAAATGTTACATGACTTAATTGAACTATATCCTAATGAAATAACATCAGATAATAAGAAGAACTTTACATCTCTTGAAGACTGGATTAAAAATAACAGTAAATATTTCATTCCATCATCGAAATCATTCAGTGATTTTGATGAGTATGAATCCTCAGTTAAAAAAGTCAATGTTCAAATGACTCTGGACACTTTTAAAAAAGTGTTCTTATCAATAAGAAATATTCAATATATTGACAAAAACATGGCTGAGGCTTTATTATTTTTAAGTGAAAATACTGGATTAATAGAGATTTACAACAAAATGTACAAACAAAAATATCCAGGACTTTTTAAGCATGTTTATACATGGAAATCAAAGTTTATTGAATTCAGGAACTTTGATAAAGTTATTTCTAGTATGTTTAAATACTTTGACACTGGATGATGGGTAATATAATTATTATAAATAAAATTTTTAAATATTGAACGTGTTTACTAGACTGTTAATACTACAGTCTAGTAAACACGTTCAATATTTAAAAATTTTATTTATAATAATTATATTACCC